ACCAGTACCGGCATATCCATCTGCGCAATATCTGACGCTTTCAGGCCATAGTCTTTTGCGTGGTCAATCAGGTACTGCCGGTACTCGTCGGCCTGTCCCTGCTCATAGGCACGGGTAATACCCATTGAGCGGCCATTGCCCGACTCAACAACGTTATCAGCGCCCACGATTGGCGCGCCGTGGCTGCTCATGCCTGAATCGGTCAGCTTCGCCGGTCGGAGGTTTCCCGCGATTTTGGAGACCTGCACTTTGCTGGTCAGGCGGGTGCGGTCGCGGGGCTGCAACTCAGCCGGAAAAAGCGGGTTAATGGTGCCATCGAGGTTATTGGAGATAATCAGGTGGCGTGCATCCACCACTTTAAACGCGGTCTTCACTTCCTGCCCTTTGCCGGTGACAACGTATGACGATCGCCCCGTTACGGTCTGCGCTTTACGCAGTGACCCCACCAGCCCGATCAGGGCAAATATGCTGCCAGCGTCGCTCAGCAGATTTCGTATTTTCTCATTCAGCATTTTGATTCCGGGAATAAAAAACCCCGCCGAAACGGGGTGGTGATTAAGCAGCCAGGCCGCTGGCCGCTATCCAGCTGGCGGTCTGTTTTCTCGCGTCGTCGAGCTCCAGATAAACGCCGATGTAGTCACCGACGCGGCGCAGCGTCTCTACAAAATCCAGCTGCGCCTGGCTGGTGAACTTACCGGCTAGAAAGTCAGTAACCACTTCGGGAACGGGCTGATCTTCCTTCACGGGTTCGGGTTGTGGCTCAGTTACCGGCGCGGGTGCCGGTTCGCTGGTGGCGGGTGCTGGCGCAGCGCCATACCCCAGCTGGAGCATGATCGCCTCCATCTGGTCATTCAGATCCAGAAGGTCCAGCCCTTTAACGGTCGGGGCTTTGATAATCAGCTCGTCCAGCTGATCGGCTAAATCCAACTTTTGCAGTGCGGTTAAGCTCATGCGGCCACCCCGTTACGCTGTACGGCCACCAGCAGATCGCTCAGATGCTGCACGGCATCATTGACCAGTGATTCGTTTTCATCGAATACACCCGCGGCCGTCAGTGCGGCAATGGCCTCACGGACCTGGGTACGGCCAGCACGGATCACGTCTATGTCGTCGGTATCGAGCGAGGTCAGCCCCTGAAGGTAATCAATCGCCTTCTGCGCTTCGGTGTCTGCTTCCGGCACTGGCTCCGGCTCCGGCTGCGGTTCTGGTTGTGGCTCTGGCTGCGGGGCTGGCTCTGGCTCAGAGGTGTTTAATTCCTCAACCAGCGGAATACGCTTGCCGGTGATCATCGCGGCTTCTACAGCCTTCAGATACTCAGGGCTTTGATTAGTCTCCACATAGTCCGCCGCCTGCTTCATCTGCTCACTGCCATAACCCAGCGCTTCGGCCCAAGCATTTACCAGGTCAGACGCCCAGCCTACGAGATCGCCCAGGCGTTTCGCCGCTATCCAGAACGGGTCAGTATTTTCACGATCGTCAGTCACGTTGGTCTCTTCCTGCTTTGGTTCACCTGCTTCCAGGATCTGCAATCTGGCGTTAATGGCCTGATTGAAATAGGTCAGGTCTTCACCTTCCGGGTAGGCCACGCCAGTCAGGTTTTTACGGGCAACCATGCGCACCTGTTTTGCGTAGGTGTCCGGGTCTTGTGAGGACATTTCCAGATACTGTGCGGCGTAATCGCTCATCTTGTCGGCCACAGTTACGGCCAGCGCATCGAGATCAGCATGCGTCGGGATCAGCTTCAGCTCAAAGTCAGCAATCTCTTTGTCAGTAAGCGGACGGTCGTAGGAAATGATGCCGTTACGCGCAACGCCGCTATATGGCTGGCCTTCTGCTGGCTGGTCGGCAACGGAGGCATATTCAGGCGGTACCGCGCCGATACCCACTGGCCGGTTTACCAGCGCATAGCGCCAGACGGCTGCGGGTGTGTCGGATTGAGGCTGTGGTTCTGGCTGTGGTTCAGGTTGTGGTTCAGGTTGCGGCTGTGGTGTGGGCTCTACTGGCGCTGCAGCAACGCTATATGGCTCTGCCGCGCCGTTGCGGTAAGCCTTCAGCAGTTTGGTCGCTGCTTTACCCATTTCCGCGCCCTGGCTGGATTTGGACAGCATTTCATACATGGTGCCGTCTGCCTCGGTAATGATCACCTTGCCTTTAAGCTCGCCGTCCTGTTCATAGCTGTGATAGCGGACCGTCGCGCCGTTGCTCAGCGTCGCCTGTCCGTCTATGTTCAGGCGCGCTTTAACCTGGATAGTGCGATCGCTGAAAGTGTCCGTGCTTGCAGGCTCACTGGCTTTCGCCTGCTGCAGTGCCGCCAGCTGGCCGGTAAGGTCGGCATTAATCTGGCGCTGGGCTGCGACTTTGCCGCGCAGCGTCTGCTCATTGTCTTGCTGCGTCTGCACGCGTGCGGTCTGTGTATCCACCACCTCCAGTAGTGCCGATTGCTGCTCTGCCAGCTTGTCCGTTTCCGCCTGGGTAGTTTCCACTTCGGCGCGCAGCTTAGCCTGGGCGTCCTTCTGCTTTGTGAATTTGCCGCTGTTCTTCTCGATCAGGTTTGAAAGCGCCTGCGTGACCTGCTGTAGCGACACATCCCGTCCGCCAATAGGGGCCACAATGTGTGTCACATCGCGCTTGTTGATCAGGAACTGGAACGCCACCAGCGTATCCTGATTGCGGATCTTACCGTTGTCAGCAGTTGGAGAGTGGAAAACCAGCGACACGCTTTGTCCGTCTGATAACGGGATCAGCGCACTCATAACCGGTATGCTGGCCACACGGCGCACTTTACCAATCACCGCGCCGCCCACGGTTTTTTGCCCGGTTGTATCCGCGCCTGCATCATCAGTACCGGCGCTGATATTGATCCCGTTCAGGCCGCGGTTTAACGCTTTCACAAAGGCGCGCATGGTCTGCGCCAGACGCATGCGCTCGGTGCTGATCGCCTCAAACATCGCACCCGGCACCAGGCTTTCATTTCCCAGGTAGGTGTGATCGATATCGTCGATAGTGGCGCTTTCCAGCATCATATCCGCGCTGCTGCCGGTCATCAGGCCGTCATAAACCGCCTGCGCCAGCACTGCGCCAGGTGTGCGGCTCTGGAGGTCCAGCACCATACGGTTGCTTAAAATCTCATTCATCATGCTGCCTCTTCCAGTTGGGCGATCTGCTCTTTCAGCTGGCGGGTGATCGCCTGCTCCTGATTAAGCTCGGTCTGTAAGCTGTCCGCTTTTTTCTGTGCCACGTCGGCATCCCGTGTCAGCTGGTCAGCTTTCGCCTGGGTATCTGCGATTCCCGCTTTGTACGCGTCACGCTGCTGGCGCACTTCGGTCAGCAGCTGTACCGACGATTTCACGCCGCGCTTTGGCTGCGGCGAATCGTCCTTACTGGCGGCGACGCGTGCCATCTTGCGCGCCAGCGCCTTCTGAAATGCCGTTGAGCCTTTCTTAAACAGCGCGGCCAGCTGGCGTCCCAGATCGGGGATTGTTGTGACGTGGGTAAACGGCACGTTTTTGCCGTTCAGTTTCAGGCCGGAAATGTCGCCGCTGTCGTTGACCTGCACGGTCATAACCTGCTCGTCCATGCCGGTAAGGCTGAAGGTTTTAGTGAGTACACCATCCTTTTTCCGGGGCGCGCCGGCGGCGGTGATTTTGGCTATCTCAAAGCCGCTGGTAGCGATCGCCTTTTTCAGCTTCGCCAGTCCCTTCTCGTTGAGTTCATCAAAGCTCAGCAGGACGTAAGTCTTAGGATTCGACACGATATTCTCCCTGCTCTGACTTGCTAAGCTGATAAGTTCTGGTGACGGTATCCTGCAGTGGGAAGATTCGGTAAAGCGGGTTCAGGCGGCTGTTGCCGTGGGTGACGCGCACCGTCAGATACCATTCACCCGGCTCCAGATAGCGCGTGTCGATCAGCAGAAATTCCTCACTCACGCCTTTGGGTGAGAGGTCGAGTGTGCGCTGCTTGCCGGAGATAACCACTGTCGGATCATTACTGTCGCGCAGCCAGTACTCAATTTTTGCCCCCGCCAGTTTGCCCGCGCACGCAATGTTAAAGCGGACCGGGAACGCCAGCGCGTTGTCACGCACCACCGCTACACCGCAACTCAGTAATGCCACTTTTTTACGGGCAATTGCGCAGCGATCAAATACCATCGCCGCCGCCATCGCTGTAATAAACAGATTCTGGTAATCAATCATTGGCCGGAGCCTCCTTTTGACCCAAATACGCCGTTTATTGCCGCAATGAGTCGTTCTTTAAATACAGTTGAGAGTTCACGCCAGTTGTTGCTTGCAACTAACACGGCGAGGTAAATCACGATTTCGTCCAGTCCTTGCTGTCGCGCAAAAAAATAAGCCGTCAGTCCGGTAATCAGCGCCAGCACCAGCTCGGTGGTGAAATTGAATACATTTGGTTTGATCCGGTATTCGCGTACTCCCAGCAGGAATACGCCTGTGCCGCTTAGCAAAGACAGTAGAAGCGAAACCGCGAGCATTTTTTCTACATCGGTCACATACCCCCCTTAGCACCTGGTAATCAGGTGGCGTGAGGGTACGGAGTCTGTAATTTAGAGAGGTAAAGAAAAACAGCGCCCGGAGGCGCTGTTTTGAGGGGATCAGATTGCTGCTGGTGGTGAAGGCCAGGCAGATTCCGGCACGTTGCCGATATCGGTCTCTTTCAGCTGCCGGATGTAGGCCATCCACTCCACCAGCTGCACCTTGTCATTATCAGGAAGGATGCCAAGCGCCAGCTCCGCCTGCCAGTCACTGATAAAGGCCCGCGCTTTTGCCAGCAGTAAACTTCTGGTGCGCTCAGCCATTTCCTGCAGCTCTGCGGCAGAGTGTTTATAAGCCTCCACTTTGCCATTACGGTAAACCCACCCGCCTAATCTATCCATGCCTTCTGGAATACAGGAAGCGTCTACCTCTGCCACCCAGCAGTTGATCGGCCACAGTTTTGAAGCGTCCGTGTCAAAGCTGACTACCCGACCTGCTTCGTCGTACACAATTTTCATTGTGTCTGGTGAATACAGTTTTTGCGATTCATACCAGTCCTGACCGCTTTTGCAACGGACGAAAATAATATTCATGTCATTGAGCGACTGTAGTCTGGCGACCTCTACTTTTTCTTCGTCAGTGGAAGATTCAGTAATGACCGGCACATCCGGTGTGTATTTTTTAAATGGTCCAAAATTTAACATGTTCATCCTTACGCAAAGCCTGCTGTATACCAGACACCGTTAATACAATACTGAACGCACCGCGCAGTCACGATGTCGATATATTGATCCTGGTTGTCGTTCCTGGCAGACGTTATAACGTAGCCGCTCTCTTCAGAAATACCGGGGCCGTTCCAGGTTGATGCTTGTTTGAAACCAGCAAATCTGACGGCAGTAACAAATCGTGCTGCCATGTAGTTATTGATAAATCCGCCCCAGACCGGACCATAGATATTTCCATCCGCATGCATGACCGACTGACCATTACCCGAATACACCACATTACCGGCAAAAAGATTACCACCAGCATTGATAGTTCCATTTGCTGAAAAGTTGCCACCTACGTTGACATTGTGGCTCATAAGGACGTCGCCATTCGTGCTATTAAAGCTGAACGGCCTTAGAGTATTAAACGCCCCATCCGGATCATTCTGGTTTGTGACCAGCATGTAATAGCTTGAGCCATCAAACCGGTGCAGCATTCCGACGCCTTTGCCACCAGTCGGACGTATGCGGAAGTCCGGATCTTCTGTAACTATTTTTCCATATACATAAAGTTTGTTCGCGGTAAGCCGGGCCGTTATAACGTTATTGGAATAGAAATCAAGAACGCCATCCGACGGGCAAACTAAACCGGTGTCCGAATCCCCAATGTTGATCGAAGCTGCAGAGCCAGCAAAAGCTGCCGTTCCAACGCTACCAATATTTATATGGTTTGATGCCCAAAATGGCCCCGTTACATAAGCGCCATTATTAAAATGTGCATCTTGATCAACTGTAAGCGTCCCCGTCAAATGCGACGCTGCACTGATATTAAGACGACCGGCAACGATATTCATGGTTGCCTGCCCCGTAACAGCCGCATCAGTTGCATCGACCAGAATACGGGCGTCGTAGTCATTCAGCTTCGCAGTTGATGAATTAAAGTCGATATAAGGGTTTGCTGAAATAAGGCTGACCTGGCCTCTGAACTCCGCAGCATTAGAAGCCCTTAATATATCGCTAACTTCCAGTCCGCCTTTTACCGACAACGCGATATAACTGGCTGGAGTGGCAGTATCCACACCGCCTATAATTGTCTGACCGCGCAGATAGTTTGGTGCCGTTCCCTGCATATACAGGTTCCACCGATTTAATCCTGCGCGTTGCGTCATCATCCCTTCAAACGCAAAGGCTGATTTAATGTTGAGATTGGCTTTGTCAAAAACACGGAACGACGACATTAGCCCTACAGTCGCGTTAGCATTAACAACTGTGCTGTTACTCCAGAACTCAACAACTTCCGGCACGTTTTGACCAGTGCTTCCGTCACCTACTGACATTTCCACACCAAAACCAATACCGCGAGTTGTCGCGTCTGCACCAATATTGGTGTAAGCCATTGCAGCAATCTGCGTCGCTCCTGTCAGATTGCCTTTGCCAGGTGCTGTGTTTCCAAGCGTCAGCATGCGTCCAGTACTGTCACTGCCACCGCCAAGTGCAAGGTGGCCTTTGTCGCTGAAAAGCGCGATATTCTGGTTCCACGTTACACCATTATTCCGGCTATCCACATCGAGGCGCAGGCTACTGCCCTCGCCTCTCAAGCGAAAGCCAGCTGCGTCTGCGTCACGATCAATGAATGAGACGGTAGGTGCAAAGCTGTTAACTGTGATCCCCTGAGTGCCATCACTGTTACTGCCCGTTACCACCAGCGCGGCATTGGTCAGATCGCCTACCGCTGTTGCGCCCTTCGCCAACACGTTTACCGGGCCGGTAAAGTCAGCTCCCCTGTTTACCGTGAGGTTGCCGCCGATAATCGCGTTGTTCAGGAGGTTCATTGTTGAAACGTTAGTTTCGCCCGTACCGTCGCCTGACAGGGTGAGCCATGTACTCGTGATTGAGTTACCCCACGTCACGGCATCGTTACTGTCTCTGGCCTGACCAAAATACCAGTGCAGCGTGTCATCTGACTTTTTGCCGCGCAGATAGTAGGCTTTGTCTTTAGTTTTGGGCTTCAGTTGCAGCGTAATTGCGTCAGCGGCAAAGAGTCCGGCTCCATCCGACGACAGGCCTCCACCACCGGTGATAGCCAGTCCGCCAGCACCCTGCAGTATGGCTAAGCCGTCTCCGCCATTAAGAGCGAGGCGTGCAGTAACCACGCCGGTTGACGCACGCGCATCTATCACTATTTTTCCGCCGCCGTGCGTCATATGGGTAGTGGTAATGCCGCCGAGGATCCTGCCGCTCCAGGCATCACCACTTACTGCCGCCACACGGCCCACAATCTGCATGATGTCTGTTTCGTATGCCGGAGGTTTGTCATCCAGCTGGTCGGTCCGCAAAAATGTCATCGACGGTACAGACGGCTCAGAACGGATCACACCAATACGGTATCCAGCGCTGATTTGAGAACCGACGTCCAGATTTTTTGAGACCGTCAGCTTTGGCGTGTTGATATCGGTCAGCTTGTTCAAGCTGGTGATATCGTTGTTATCGCCTGCCTTTGCCGCGCCCAGATTAACCAGGTCCGCCAGTGTCATGCTGGCGCTGTCCATCACCTTCCGCCAGCCGTTTTTATCCGCACCGGCTGACAGCCCGGACCACGCCCAGTCGCCTGAAACTTTACCTGCCAAACGCAGATACATCACGCCACCTTGCGCCACCAGCAGCTGTAGGAGTGCAGCGTCGGCATCATATTTCCGGCGCATGTTGAATAGCTGGCCACGCAGTGTCTGCGTAGTTTTGCCAAGATCAACCGGACCGTCATTGAAGGTGCCGCTCAGTGTCCAGAAGGCATTCTGCTCAGTCACTGATACGTCGGCCAGTGAGGTGATTTTGCTGTCCAGTACCAGAGACGGCGCGCCCACACCAAACGCACCCACGGCCATCAGCGCACCCGGCGTCATATCCAGAGGGTTTGTCTGCTGGTCTGCCTGTGCGGCGGTACCGAGACCGAGATTTTCCCGCGCCTCCGGCACGTCCGGCAGATCAGCCAGATTCTCACTTGCAACCAGCTGTTTCTCGTTGACCAGCTGATCCAGCTCGATGTTTTTACGGAACATCGCTTTGTCGTGAATATCCGAGCCGTTATTGGCAATGACCATGTTTTTATCGATCATGCCTTTAAGGATTTTCAGCCCCTTGAGGTTAGCCGCAATCAGCTCATCGTCGCTGGTGTAAATCGAATCCAGCGTGATACCGACCTGCCGGTTGATACGGTAGTTGGTGACGATCATTGCCTGCGTAACCTGCGTGGTGCCAGTTGGCACAAGTACGCGGCAGAGCTCCAGCTGGTTCGGCGTCAGCGCAACTGAGATATCCTGCGCAAAGACGCGTGCGGCCTCAACTGTGGAAGTGATATCTACCTGATCTGTCTTCACGCCCAGCTTGTAGTTTGCTTCCAGCACGATACGGGTAGTTTTGCCCGCCACGACCGGCAACGTCAGATCGGCCAGGTGCTGTATGGTGATCTGGTGGGCGTTTACGTCGATTGAGGCCGCGCCCTGCCCGCCTTCCGCCCCTTTTGAGGTAACGACGACATTCATACCGGAACCGGCGACCGGCGCAAAGCCCAGGTAAAAGCCGGATCGCACAATGCCCTTCAGTTTGCGGTTTAAAGCGGAACTGGTGTAAGTCTCCAGGTACTGCATATCCGCCGACAGCGGTGCGGTGCCATATGCTTTCCCCGCCATAACGCCGATATCGGTAATTTCATTACTGCTCATGTGCGTTACGCCGTTTTCTGTTCGATGGTGACGATAAGACGGTAGGCCTTACCACGGAATACGGTGTCCTGCTGCAGGCATAGCACAGCAAACGCATTGCCGTCAGCGTCCACCAGCGTCAGCGTATTGAGATCATAGGCTTTGCCTTCCGGAAGAATGGCTTCATCCAGCTGAATGGTGATCGAGATATCAGCGCCCGTGCTGGTGAGGACCAGAGGCGTTTCAGTGAATTTACCGGTAAGGTTGTCATTGCTGAACGTGGAGGGAATATCCGCGATGTTCCAGCCGCCAGCGGCGTTACTGCTGACCAGTGTGGACTTGCCCCAGTAGGCTTTCACCATCTGGAAGCGGGAACCCTTGCCGATGGAGGATTCAGCGCGACGGATGTAGTAGTAATCCAGCAGCTTCGCTTTAAACAGCTTGCTGCTGACAGAGATAGTATCAGCCATAAAAAAAGCCTCTCAGAGTTAAGAGGCCAGAGGGTATGGAGTTCGTAAAATCCGATGGTCAACTACGCGACAAATTGCTCATAAAAAAGCGTGGCGATCGTGCTGTTGCCGCTGCCGTCGTCGGGCAGAGCCAGAACAAACTCTGGCATGCCGTCATAGGGAAACGCCATTGTCACGCTACTGCCGTCCGTGCTGGTGGCTGTGATGCCCTGGCTATTGCCCTTCTGAATGCCAACATACTGCACGCCACCGTCCGTGAATAACCGGGCGCGGCTGTCACTGGCAGCGCTGGCAATATCAATGGGCGCTGGCGCGCCATCAGGCCTTGCGAGGTAGTCATTGGTCCAGGCATCTGCAGCAAACATATCGTAGCGTTCGCAGCGCTTAACCTGGCGTAACGGCACGGCGGGAATATCGAACTGCTGCTGTGTGGCCATGTGCAGGTTTTTGATCTCCGACTGGAGATCGACGTAAGACAATTTGGCCTGATAGTCGATACCGGCGCTGATAAGCGTGATGTTTTCAGCGTCTGCGCTCATCTCAAACGAGATGAATAGCGCTAAGCCGTCAAACACGATGTGAAGCGGCAGCAGCGGCGCAATGATCCGGTCAAACTGGGTTAGCAGCTTCTGAACTGCAACATCCTGCTCCATGTAGCCATACCGCGTATATAGCTCATTCAGCGCCACCGAGATTTGCGCCCGTGACGTCAGGAAGAACTCGCCATATTTTGCTTCTGCAATCGCCAGGCCTTCTTTTGTGGTGAAGAAGGTGCCATATGGTGCCAACTCCTGATCCACCGGCGCATATAGCTCCTGCCAACTGACCGGCAGGTTATCGAACTCGCGCCAGAACGTAGAGGTGATCGGCTTATCGGTGCCTTTAAAATGCACTTCGTCCAGGCGCTGTGCCAGCAGTACGGGCCTACTGGTGTCCGTGGTCTCTGCTACGATGAAAAAGCGTCCATATTCGCTCATGCGCAGCGTCAGATCGTCCTTATTCATCGTGTAGTAGCTTTTGCGGTTGGTAATACGCTCCAGTATCGGCTCTACCGCATCCCCGAAAATGCTCTGGAGAGTATTAGCAAACCCTGACCACAGCTCAGAGCCCTGCTTTTCTTTGGTTAGCCGGTCTTTTACCCAGTTTTTAATCATGGCCGTGCCTTACAGGTAGTTAATATCAAACGTAGAGTTAGCCACATCGAGATAAATAAAATCGTTCAACTGCAGGGCCGTTTTCATATCGTGCGGGGTCAGCTCATAGGAGATAAACAGGTTCAGCTCTTCAATCACGCGCCACAGGTCTTTTACCTGCACCTGTGAGAAGTGCTTACCGGCTGCAACGCCATTCTGATCGCTGTCGCCAAACGTTGTTGCATCCCGTCCGAACCGTGCCTCAAGTGCTTCCTGAACGGCTTTTTTAGCGTCTGACAGAATGACGTTCTTCTTCGCCAGCGCGGTCAGTGAGATCGTGAATGGCTCTTCCTGTGTCCGGACGTAGCGAAACTTCTTATTGATCTCATTCGGAATGGATGTGACAGCTGTCATGAGCAGGGTTTCAAGCTCAGCCTGCGTGTACCCCGGCTTGTGACCACAGAAGAAAATCGTGTTGATGTTGCTTAGTGACTTAATGCCGGTTGATAGCTCCTGTTCCTGCTCACCCCAGGCACTGATCCACGACATACCCGGTACAGCACGATTCAGAAAGTACTTGTAATCACCGCCCCACACTACCTGCTCGTCATAGGCCACGTAGTACTGTGCCCGGTTGCGCGTTTCCTCCGTGCTTTCAAAGCCGCTGCCGCCCGTGATTGGCGTCGTAGTCACGACTTCGATCTTGCTGTTCATGTCGGCAATATTACCCGCTGGCGTCAGTTTCTGGCCCTGCGTCAGAGTGGTGTCGCCCCGGCTGCACCACACATCCAGATCAACCTTACTACCGGTCTTCGGCATCTTCCCGATCGCACCGTCACCAAAGCGCACGCCCAGCTGCTCAGAGGGTTTGTAAACCAGAACGTAATGCTGGCTTGAGCCACGGGACAGACGAAATAACGGGTTATTCTTCCACAGCGTTTTGTTCTCGTTTTCCGTCACGTAAACGTCCATTGAAACTGTTTCCTCCGTAATATCACGCGGCAGCATTACCGTATAAAACGGTGCTTCAGCATCGATCGCGGATGACACGTTGACGTGCTCCATCTGGCGGACGTCGTTCACTACGACGCTATGGCCAGCAGGTATAATCACCACATCGGTTGTGACATAGGGCAGCTGTGCGTTCGACAGGAACTCCGCGTAGATTGGCAGCTGAATGTCTTCATCTGTTTTATTAGTAATCTTCACACTGCCCCACGACGGCGTGATTAAGTGACCGAGATAATTACGGTCTTCGGCTGCGGCCAGAATGCTTGATCGCTTCGTCGCCGTTGAGATAAAACCCTCAGTCAGACCGCGCTCAGCGGTAGTCTGTGCGGCGTAGATGATCTGCGCGCCAAACACGGCCATCATCTGAATGAACTGGCTGTTGGTAAATTTTTTCCACCAGCTGTTCGCCTGTAGTTGTCCGTTAAATTTTTCCAGTAGCTCCTGAATACTCACAATTTACCCCGATTAACTTTTGTTCATGGACACGGCCAGCGGGCCGTAAGATGTAATGAATGTAATTTGCCAGGTATCGACATTTTGCGGCGCGCAGCGGATAGCACGCAGACCCAGACCAGGCAGATCGATACGCAGCTTGCGGATCAGCGCGGCCTCAATGGCAACTTCCGTTAAGTGGCCGGTTTCAGAGCCTACCGGCTCATGTTTGAAGTCCTGCATGGTGTTCCCCCATCCCGGCAGGCCATAAACGCTTCCCTGTGGCGTTCTTAACCATTCTTCCAGCCGGGCAAGCCAGGCATTAGATTCCCCGCTCTTTACCACTACGCCGCCCTGATCCACGCGCATAAGGCAGTCAATTTCGTTTTGCATGTGTTAGTCCTGCAGTAGGTCGTTGAGCGCCGGATCACTGATGCTCAGGGTTGATGATGTGCGTGGTGCCGGTTGCGCCGTGTTGACCACTTTGTCCGGCGCGGTGTCGCTTTTTTTCTTCGTGACGCCCAGCAGTGCTTCCAGCTGGGTGCGCATACCTTTCAGCTCCTTCAGCATGTCCTGATCGTGATTGCTGGTATCGCTGCTCATCATCGGGCGCATGCCGCTGCGCGGAAGATCGGTCACGTTCTGGATCTGTGCCGGGTGATTCAGAAGCGGTTGCTGTGCAGGTCTTGTATGCGCCGCACTGCTGCCGCTCAGGTATGACTTACCGGCGCTGGCCAGCGTCTCCGTTCCGCTGTCGAGCCAGCCACCAGCTTTGCTTGTAAGCGGAGAAATGGCGCGCAGAATGCCCGGATCAGAAATGCCTGCCTGGTCCAGCACGCTGCTTACCATGTCGTTGCCGCTGAAGCCCCCAAGAGTCTGACTAAAGGTGTCGCTGATAGCGGGCATTATCGAGGCGCTAACGGCGTTTACCCCGTCTCTTGCACCGCCGAGCATGCGATCAAATAGGCCGCTGGCTTCTGGTGCTGCAGCTGGTGAACGGGTACTGGCCACAGTGATCGGCGTATCAGACGTGGCAGAGCCGGGACGGGCGCGCACGCTGTCGGTTGAAACGTGAGATGTGGCGGCTGGACGTGAACGGCTGGCTATCTGGTCCGGTGACAGTGCGGCCAGCTGGAGGCCTGCCGGGAGTGATTCACCAGCAGGCAGGGACAGGCCGCTGGTGGGACGTTTACGGGACATACCGGCCACACCCAGTGATTCAGTCGCGCCCTGCACTTTGCCGTCAGCCCACTCATTAAGCGCTTTGACCTGGCTCCATGCGCCAGCGCCGGCGTGTTTGATTTTCTCTACTGCGCCGCTGGCTGGCTTGTTCTTGTCGGCTTCCTTTGCTGCAGCAACCTGCGAGACCGTAGGCGCTGTCGTGGCGACTGCTGGCACTGCTACTGCGGGTGCTGTCACAGGTGCGGAAATTGGTGCAAGTGCGGCGGCAGGTGCCACCGCGCCCGCTGTCAGTTTCACCTTTTCGCCAGCAGAATAAAGTGAGTCCGCTGCAATAGGTGCCTGCCCCTGCTTCGCACGCGCTTCATTCACCGATTTCAAGGACTCATCGCTAAATTTCCCGCCGACCCATTTACCATTTTCATTGTGGCCAATGGCGTTCATCATGAAATCGTTCGTGACCTGCGGATTGCCGCCCTCGATAGTGGCAATACCGCGCATCATCTGCGTCATGACTTTTGGATCTTTCAGATTCAGCTGCTCATCGCCACGCACGCCCAGCTTTTTAGAGAGCGAATCCACGTACTGTGACGTGTTGTTTTCGCTCTCCGGCGCGTACAGCTTGATAATGTCCTGTACGGTATTCAGTTTTTGGTATCCGGCAGCTTTAGAGGTGCCTTCTGAATAGCTGGTTAGCTGGTTCGCCAGCGCCCTGAATCCTTCCTCCGGCGTGTTGAATTTGGCAAATCGCGCTTCGCCTTTGCCGTTTTTGGCCTCCAGGCTTGCGCCCTCTTGCCCGACATAGTTCAGGTTGCCAAAGTTGTTGTTGCGGAAGGATCGGACCTTCGCATTTGCGCCACCCACATTAAGATCAGCGCCGATGCTGTTTTTCGCAACGTCGGCATAATCAGCGGTGCTTTTGCCCTGCGTACCTACGCCGTCTTCGCCCCACTCGCCACCCTGCAGCTGTGAACCCAGGCGGTTAATTGCCGTGACGGTTTTGGTAGTGCCATCGGTGATCGCTTTCGTCTGTTCAGCGCTGGTGCCGGTTAGCTTGTCATATACGCCCGACGCACTGGTTGAGAAGGCGCTGAACATGTCACCTACCTTGCTTAGCCCCGAATCCAGCCCCTTAGCTATATCGCCGGTATCAAATGTAAGTGATTTCGCAATCCCGTTCATACCCAGCGCAGAAGCGCCGGACGCCAGCAGGCCGGACGCACCAGATACCAGTCCGCCCATATTCAGCACGTTGGCGGTGGTGTACTCGCTCCTCTGCCTGCCGCTGATGGTATCGCCTTCTTTAACACCAAAGGCTCTCTGCTGGCCGTCTGTGTCGTTGTACCCTTCGTATGCGTCCATGCCCGCGCCGATAACGGTCCCGACTAATGGGATCGCTTTAAGCGCAGTTTTACCGGCGACTTTACCGGCAACTTTCAGCCCTCCCTTTTCCGTTGTTTTCTCAACTGCAGTCTGAGTAGCTTTCTCGCCAGCTTTAGACACTTCTTTTCCAGACACACTGCCAGCGGCAATAGTTGCACCGGCAGCAGCAGTTGTTGCCGCTGCACCGGCGACCGTTGCAGCCTTTTTGCCGCCTTTCAGCACTTCCATTGCCTTTGCCAGCAGACCTTTCTTTTTCGGTTTTGGCTTGGGTTTAGAGGCATCCGGCTTGCCTTTACCGTCCGGCAGCAGATCTCCGGCTACGTCAGCCACATCAGCAGCAGCTGACAGAGGTCCGCGTTTACGGCCGCGGCGTTTACGCCTGCCCGGAATCAGCGAGTCCATCAGCCCGCCAGCGCCTTTACTGGACGTATGAGACAGCTTTTTGACTTCCTCGCGCACGTCGTCCAGAGCATCCACAATGCGATCGTCATTAGCGGCGATAACTTTGGTTTGTTCCTGCGTGACCTGGATAGCCTTAGCCTGTTGAGCGTTTTTAAAACCGTCTGCGGATTTTGGCTTACCGATTGCTGGTGGCGTTCTGGCTTCGGTAGTTACAGGTGGATGAATTAATGGAGGCTCCATTTTCAGCGCAGCGTTGCCTTCCGTTTTACCCTGCATGAAGTTTTTTAGCGTAACGACGTTCTTACCGACTTCGGCAGAAATGTCATACATACCTTTACCCATCATCCAGAGCGGACCACCAGCAGCCGTGCCAGCAATGTCTGCGCCTGAAGACATACTATCGCTGTTCGTTTCAGTGGCAGATTCCAGCATGCTCCCCAGTGATCGGAAAAATCCCTGCTG